CCTTTTAAGATTTAAGGTCACAGAATCGACTGAATGGATGCCGAAAGCACAGGCAGAAGTTCCTGCAATATGTTTTAACTACTATCGTGATGAACAACTAATCAATATTAAGTACAGGGCAAAGGATAAGGATTTCAAACTTGCAAAGAATGCGGAACTAATCTTTTACAACATTGATGCAATCAAAGACACAACAACAGTAATAATTGTTGAAGGTGAAATTGATGCACTTACCTTATATGAATGTGGACATTATAATGTTGTATCTGTTCCAAATGGTGCCGGTAATAACCTGCAGTATCTTGACAACTGTTATAAGTATTTTGAGAATAAAACAAAGGTTATCATTGCCACAGATAATGATGAACCAGGTAACAATCTATGTGAAGAACTAGCAAGAAGAATCGGCAAAGAAAAATGTTATAAAGTTTTATACCCTGATGATTGCAAAGACATTAATGATGTACTTGTAAAGCATAATAAGTCAATCGTTGACAATGTAATTAATAAAGCAGAATGTTTTCCTATTGAAGGAATTCATACAATGGAAGACATGTATGAAGATGTTTGCAATTACTATATAAACGGTTATCCAAAAGGATGTGATACAAGCATTACTGGTCTTGATGCACTCCTTACATTTGCAGGCGGACAAATCACAATGATAACGGGTGTACCTGGATCCGGTAAATCCGAATTTCTTGATTACATCATGACAAAGCTTGCAATGAATCACAGATGGAATTGGGGGGTTTGTTCATTTGAGAATCAACCATCTGCATTTCATGTCACAAAACTTCAAGAAAAGGTGACAGGCAAAGCATTTCAATTTAGAGATGAACCTGAATATAGATTGAATGAAGATGAATTTAGATACAGTATCGGTGTTATCAACGAGCATTTTAGTTTCATAAACATCAATAAGGTTGATGTTACTGTTGATGGAATTATTGACAAAGCACGTGAACTAGTCCATCGTAAAGGTATTAAAGGTCTTATCATTGATCCTTGGAATTACATTGAACATAAAGTTCCGCCAAACCAAACAGAAACACAATACATAAGTGAATCATTAACAAAGTTTAAAGCATTTGCACTGCTTTCAAACATTCATATTTTCATCGTTGCACATCCAACTAAGATTGCAAAAAGTAAAGATACAGGTGAATATGAAGTACCAACACTTTACAATATCAGTGGCTCAGCACATTTCTTTAATAAGACAGACAACGGTATCTGCATTCATCGTTCATTTAAACCACCATTTCTTGTTACCTGTTATGTGCAAAAAGTAAGATATTCGTGGTTGGGCAAAGTTGGATTTACATCATTTACTTATAACACTTTAAAAAGACAATACATACCAACAATTTAATTTTTATGACAAAAGACACGTTTTATTTTAGCCATGATTTCAATGCCAGGACCGATGTTAAGATTAAAAAATTGATACAAAAACACGGTCTTTTGGGTTACGGAATCTATTGGGCATTGGTTGAAGATTTATACAATAATGCGAACGCATTGCCAACGGATTGCGATGGCATTGCGTTCGATATGCGAACGCATTGCGACATAATTCACAGCGTAATACATGACTTTGACCTGTTTATAATAGGTAAGAAAACATTCAAATCTTTGAGCATAGAAAAGCGGTTAAATGAAAGAAAAGATAAATCTATAAAAGCAAGTGAATCAGCTAATAAGAGGTGGAAAAATGCGAACGCATTGCGACCGCAATGCGAACGCAATGCTATAAAGGAAAGGAAAGGAAAGGAAATAAAAAAGAAAAAAGTTTTTTCGCCTTCGGCTAATGGTCAAGAATGGCAAGAAGGAATGGTTTTGTAATTCAAATTAATTACTTATTTTTGGTAAACACTTTTTTAGTGAAAAACAAAAATGAAATTATTACAGCACTGTATAACAGCAATGAAGTAAATGATTTGATTAAGAAAATAAAGCCAGCTGAATTACAAGATGACCTGAAGCAATATGCTTTCACCGTATTATGTGAAAAACCTGATGAATTCATAATTGAACTAAACAATAAAAAGCAACTAAAATTCTTTCTAGTGAAGATTATTTCAAATTCAGTATTCAGCAATAGGTCCGGATTCTTAACACAACACAAACTCAATGATGAACTTCATCATGATGTCATTGAAAAACAAGTGGATTCGTCAGACAACTACCATGAACTGATTGACAAATGTGTGATTGAATCTAAAAATCTTTATTGGTATAATCAAGAACTGTTGAATCTTTATTCAATACATGGATCATACAGGGCAGTATCTAACATCACCAAAATACCAGTGAAATCAATTTACAACGCAATCAAGAAAGCAAAAACACAAATAAAAAAATCATTATGGAAATAATCTATGCAGTTGCAATTTCATTTGTTTGGATTAACATTCTGCAAATGCCTTACCGATTCAAAGCAAAATTAAACTTTAAACCTTTAAACTGTCATCCCTGCTTATCCGGTTGGATTACTTTGTTCCTTACTGGGTTTCATTGGATTGCAATCCCTTACATGTGTTTGGCCATGATCCTTGCAATTATTGTTGATGGTGTAATCAGAAAACTATAACAAATGAAAATTATCGGAATCATAAACCAACGTGCAGGATCATGTTATCACCGAGTGTACACACCACTGATGAACATGGACCATGACACACACATCACAAACAAGCTCACAGAAGAAGCAATTGAAAAGTTTGGTTGTGATTTGTTAGTGTTCAACCGTTATGCAAACTTTAATCAAGCAAAAGAAATTAATGAACTACGTGTAAAGTATGGTTTCAAGATTGCAATTGACATTGATGACTATTGGCATCTTTCAGAAAACCACATCTTAAAACCACATTGGGACGCAGATGGAGTTTCAAACGCAATCATCAACAACATGATTGATGCAGACATTGTCACTTGTACACACGAACGTCTTGCAGATGCAATCAAAGTTTACAATAAAAATGTTCACGTGTTACCTAATGCCATACCAGGTGGATTTGAACAATTCAATATTAATCCGCAAAAATGCCACAAAGTTCAAATCTTGTATCAAGGTTCAATCACCCACAAAGATGATGTTGGTTTGATCAAGAATCCTATGAAACGTGTGGCATCAGATTCGCAGCTGCTAAAGAAAATTAAGACAACATTCGGTGGTTATGTTCCTGACATGCCGGAATCAAATATGATGTTGTCAGCATTTACATGCGCATTAAAACTTGAACCATTGGTATTTCCGGCAATGAAACCGACAGAATACTATCAAGTGTATAACAATGCTGATATTTCACTTGTTCCATTAATAGCAAACAAATTCAATTCGTACAAGTCAAACCTTAAGATTCTTGAATCTGCTTATGCAGGTGTTCCGGTCATTGCATCGCGTGTTGATCCTTATCTTGATTTTCCAGAGGACTGTGTTATGTATGTGGATTTTCAATCAGATTGGTATCAGCACATTAAGATGTTAAGTAATTTTGATTATGCACGTGAAATGTATGGCAGAAGATTGATGGATTATTGCAACGAACATTACAACTTTAAAAACATTAACGAACAAAGAAAACAAATATATGAAAGTTGAAAATAGACAATTCTTAGATTTCAATAGGTCGCATCATCACACACTGGTTGTTGCAGGATTCCTTACAAACCTAACAAATGAAACAAGGCAAACAATGCTTAACATCATTCGTGAAGAATTTAGTCCTGGTTATCTTTGTTGCCTGCATTGCAATGAGGATATTGCACAGATGATTAAGTATGTTTATGGTCAATACGATCAGTTATTGCAGCGTGAAGCAGCAGCACCACCAAAACCACCAAAACCACCAATTGCACCACCAAAACCACCAAAGCAAAATGTTAAACGAACAAAGAATACTTAGGATAGCAGATGAACTTGAAAAGCAACTGTTAGATAAAACATATACTGATGCAAGAATTTACAAGAATTTGCAAGTTACAGAAGCAATGTTCTACAGATTAAAGAAGAAAGCAGTGCTTGAGGTACAGAAACGGCAAGAATTTAGAAGCAATTTAATAAATGAAACAATCACACATGAAGTTACTAAAGCGGCTAAAAACGGCATTAAAACACGTTTAGAGATAATTGAACGTCTTGAACAAATTGGTTTTGCAGAAATAGATGTTGAAGAAACCACATCAACACCGGATGGATTGATTGAACATAGACGCAAACCAACACCAGGTGAACAGACAAAAGCACTTATAGAGTTAATTAAAATAAATGGTTATAATCCAAATGATAAAATAGAAAGCATTATTTCAGCATACAACATCACACTAAACTTAAATAAATAATAACAATAACGTGTTGCAGGATAAAAACAATTGACTGAATATTGCAGCATTAA